CATTCAGCAATTGCAAACTTGCCAGAAGAAAACTTATTAGGCATTAACTACTTCCAGAATAAAACGTGTTTCGTGGAACAAACCGAACCGATGCTTTCTCCCTATCTTCTTGAGATGCTAATATAAATTGTTCTTCATAATCGGATTTAAGCATTGGTATACGGGTCATATCTACTTCAGGGAGTTTCGTAGCCAATTGATAAGCTAGCCCAGCGACCATGCAAGGAATAAAACGGAATGGAATATCCTGTACATACACACCAGACCCAGCGTCTTGAATTCGGCGCATGCGATAGTAAACAAATGTGTACTGATTACCGGGCGCATTGGGGGTAGGCCAGACGTTAATACATGGCAGATTTTGTTTTGTAACTGCGGCGCCTGCTGTATGTGCTGTTGCGGTAGTGCCGTTCTGTCCACGGGCGCAGTTTAAAAGCTGATTGCCACTAATGTTTGGGTAGCTAATCGTCTCTTCGTTAATTTTAATGAACCCGGCCGAAGCTAATCCATCCGTAGTATTTAGAGTAATTGTAGTGTCGGTAGAAGCAACGTTAGCTGTTACAACGCTACTTGTTGGGTTTTCTTGTCCTGACTGGCGGTTAACGTACACCTGAATCGGCCTTCCCTGGGCTAACTTATTCGGAATGCTCATGTAGGTAGGCTCTGAAATGCGGCTAATGTTAATATCAACTTGGTTAAGGGTACTGTTATTAGTACGAATTACCATGTCTAGCAAGTCGATTGTGTCATTTGGAATAGGGTACATAGCTTGCCCAGTAACCATAGGAATGACGCCTTGCTCAACCGTCCACAAGTTTAAGCCTCTATTTGCCCACTCAATAGTTAGTAGGTTTAGAGATCTACGGGCAGTTCTAAAGTCATAGCCAGAGCGTAGCTCTTTCCCACACCGCTCGAATGCTTCTTCGATTAGATCATTTACATCTAAATTAAACGACGTGGTACCTGTAGTAGTCATTATTTAATCTCTCGGTACGGTTTTACTTTTGCTTTTACTTTTGCTGGCTGGGGCACGAACTGCTTGCCTTGGGCTTTTCCCGCTCGTTTTGCTCGCGTTGTTGCTGCGTACTCCTGCGGGCTTAACGCTTCTATTGCTTTTTTTGGCAGGTACCGCTCTCCTGTTTCGGACGACTTCTTCCCTGACTTGGTTGTCCACTTTTGGTCGCCCCAAGCCTTTAAAGAACGCTGCGATTTTGCCAATCCACTCATTTATATCCACCACCAGCCGCCTTATATTTTTTAGCTACTAATTGGGCTTTACGAGCCGACCACTGACCTGCGCCAGTACCATGTGTTGCAGAAGCTTTTACCTGTGAAACGATTTTTTTACGTAATACAGGTTTAGTGTAATTACCTGCGGCGTTAACCTTACCGCCTTCGGCAAACTGAGTAAAGTCAGTATTGTCCCTACGGGCTTTTTTAGTGCCTTTGGGCATTTTAGATGGGGCTATGTCGCCCATACCACGGCTAGCTCTCATGCTCTTGTTTTTCCTCGAATAGCGCAACCGTCTGCGCGTTTAGAAGCAGAACTTACTTTACCACCTTTTTTAAAGTCAGAACGTATTTCATATTCTTTAAAGGTGCCGCCCATATCATTAGTAGGACCGCTAGCGCGGGCGCGACCTGGAGGACCAGCATCAGCATTTTCTTCCCGCATTTTATTCATGCGTGCATTTGCGCGGGCTTCACGGGCTTTTTCTACAGTTGCTTTTTTGGGGTTGTACGGCAGTAATTTTTGCTCAACGCTTTTTAAACCACGCTTAAGCACATTTTTTAACATACCAGGACCAGGTATATAACCTTCTGGTTCAACTTTTTCCAGGGCTTGTTTCTTAGTCAAGCCTTCCATACGCTCTTTATTTTCTTCAGCAGTTTCGGCTTTTGGCGTAGGTTTAGACTCGGCTTTTGGAGCTGTCTTTGGAGCAGTAGAAGATGATTTTACAGTAGGCGTAGATGCGCGTGAAGTAGCTTTTGGTTTAATGTTTTCTTCTTTATCTTCTACAAACTTACGTGCTCTTTCACGAGTTTCGTCACTGATATTTTCATTCTTACCTTGTTTGGTAAGGAAACCGCCTTCTTCAAAGCGTCTCATCTTCTTTTTCATATTAGCAGCTCCCGCCACCAGCCATTTTAACCATCTTGCCCTTGGTATGGCCTTTAGATACACATCCGTCAGCACGGGTTACGCCGCCGCCAGCCATCTTGTGCATACGCTGCTCGTGGCCTTTAACAGCCTTAGCAGCTACTTTAGCCATCATGGGTTTGTCTTTCGACATATCTGAGTGTTTCATGGTTCCACCTTTTTTAAAAGTTTTGCCTTTGTCGGCAGTTAAAAATTCCTCACCAACGGAGCGAGAGATACCTGTTTTTTTGGCAAACTTAGGGTTCTTAGCCACAGCCGCCATGAAATTATGTTGTTTCTTACTTACGCTTGGCACGATTAATCCAGCCTTGTATGGTTTCGGTTTCGTAAATACGGATAGCTGTCCAAATAATAGTAAATGTAGCCGCTATGGCAGGTAATATATCCACAAGTGTTCCTAGCACTGTAACTAATGAAAGCCCGTCTAATATGTGTTTGGAGCCTTCGCTTATGTTGTTAAATGGGTCTTTCATTAGCACTTCCACCTTTTTAATGAAGCCGCCTTACGTGTAGGGCGACCTTTTTCGTCTTTCATCGGGCCCGGCATACCAGACATACGCGCGCAGAATGACTTCTTACGCGCACCACCTTCGGGCTGTGGAGCCTTTAGATTCGAGCCAGTAGCCGCATTATACTTAGCACGACCTTTGGCGGTAAGCCCAGCGCCCTTAGATACAGGCAACTTTTCACCACGACCAATCGCAAGAGAAACGCCCTTTTTCTTAGCCATAGAATACTGTTACTGTAGCGTTGCCCGGCCGAGTAATATACACACCGTTTTGGAACAAAATACCTTCCCCAGGAATTAGATTTCCAAAGGGGTTATTTGTATTGTTAGGTATATTAAACTGCAGGCGAACAGTGCCAGTAGCGGAATTGGCAGCGGTATCATAAAACATAATATCGCCAGCAACACCACCAGATAGGCACTGATAGCCTTTTACACGAACACGTCCAGTAATAGCTTGCGCATTAGCTTCAACGTGTGAGGCTTTAACGTCTGTTTGCATGCCCATAAGAGCCTCCTAATTAGACGTTTTGTTGGCCGTCGTCAGCGATGTAATAAATAATATCGCCAGTTACAGAACCCGCAGCCGCGCCAGTAGCACCTTGAGCGCTAGTAACAACAATCAGGTTGGTAGCATTAGCTACGTTACCCAAAGATGCGCCACCAGTCGCGCTAGCAACGGTAAATACGGTACGAGCAGCAACGTTACCAGCGGCAACAAAGCCTTGTGGTACGTTGGTTCCAAGGGTAGTTACTTGTCCTGGGCCAACGCTGATTAGTGGGGTAAACCCTATGTTGGCGGCAGAGTTGCCACCAGCACCGCCAGAAATAATAACTTCAGTAATGACTGCGCCAGCTGGAAGAATAAGGGCTGGAGCGTTAGTAGCCGAAGAGACTACTACGTTTGAGGTTGCTGCTGTGTTTGCGATGTAAAACTGGGCAGCCATAACCATTGAGCCAGCGTAAGCTGTACGAGTTTGGTCACCACCACCAGAACGCCATACGGCTTGAGTAGTTGCTAATGCCATGATAAATTGTCCTTGCATATAAGATCAGCTTATCAATCAATATGCTGTCTGCCGGGACAGTTTGATAAGCCGGTTTTCCCGGTTTATATATTTATACACCTTTTTTGGATTTTGTACAACAGTTTGGTAAAATAATAAGATGGGGGCGACTGGGCGCCCGGTAACAAGTACCCAGACCAAATTTGGGGGTTTGATGAAATGCATAAAGTGGCTAGGGACTTTGTTATGCTTGACTGGGATTTGTCTGACAAGTTTCAACATTTACCCCGCCAATATTATCCTCGGTTTGATTGGTAGTGCCCTGTGGACTTGGGCGGGATGGGCACAAAAAGATACGCCTTTGTTCTTAGTTGAAGCTGTAGCTGTGATATTTTATGTAGTTGGAGTTATTGCACTTTTTTATTAGGGGTAAAAATGACTACGATTGTGGGCGACTGGAGTAGGAAAACATTGGTTGCAGATAGCCAATTTTCCGATGACGAGGCCGGGATTAAATACTTCGAGGAAAAGATTATTCCTATAGATGGCGGCTGGCTAGGGGTTGCTGGTAATTGGGCTGATGGTGAAAAAGTAGTTGACTACCTTAATAAAAAGACCAAAGTAAAGCCAAAGTTAAAATCAGATAGCTCTTTTTTAAAGCTAACTAAAGACGGTTTGTTTTCTTGTGGAAACGACCTTGATTGGGAAAGAGTGCGAACGTTTATGGCTATTGGCAGTGGAGCAATGGCTGCAGAGGTGTGTATGCGTATGGGTTTGTCCGCTGAAGAAGCTGTAAAGTGGGCATGCAATGTAGACTTAAAAAGCCACGAACCAATTAAAACTTATGCCCTATAAAGACCCCGAAGTAAAGAAAAAGAAACATAGAGAATACAGCCGTAAACATTACGAAGCTAACAAAGCCCAAGTAGCCGCTTTAACTGCGGCAAATAAAAAGAAAGCTAGAGTAGATTGGGCTGCTTTTAAAGCCACTTTAAAATGCACTAAGTGCGGGGAAGACCATCCTTCAACCCTAGATTTTCACCACGAAGACCCTAGTCAAAAGGACCGGGAAGTAAGCTGGTTTATTAAAAACTCTCAATTTACACGGGCCATAAAAGAAACCATGAAATGCATAGTCTTATGCGCTAATTGCCATAGAAAACACCATTGGCAGGAAAAGAAAAACCCCACCCGGTAAGGTGGGGTTTGTCCACGGGAACTGAAGCCTTGTTTAGGCGCCAGCAGAACCGTACATGCCGAGTGGATCAGACCAGCCGAAGCTATAACGCTCTCTAGACTTGTAACGAACGTTACCAGTGTCGAAGTCACCATCCATGCTGTTGCTCAAAGGAGTACGAACAAAGTGCTTCATACCGTTTGGAACGTCAGTGGTGAGGAACCAAGCATTGGTGTCGGTCAAGAAGTGGTTAATTGTGTAACCTTCTGCGACAGAACCGTTGTTCTTGATAGCGTTGATGTCGTTGTCGTTAGTACCAACACGCAATTCGGTTTCGAGCAAACGAGTTGCAACGAACTGTAGTGCAGGAGGAACAACCAACTTCTTAGGCTTAGCAGCGATCAGCAAACCACGCTCATCTGTCCAAGCAGCGATCTGAATAACGGCGGCTTCCAAAGAAGTCTCGTTTAAGTCAGCGGCTGTTGAAGGAATGTTGCTGTTTACGCCACCAGATACCAGTGGGTGCTGTGAGCTGAAGAGAGGAACGCCGTCACCACCGTTGTAGCCAGTTGTGAAACCGTTGTTCAATACAGCAGCAGCTTTAACCTGCTTGGTATAAGCCATAGCACGGGCTAGACCTTTGGTATAACGAGCTGATAAAGAGTCGTAGAGGTTATCTTCGATTGCTTCTTCAGTCAAGCTAAAGCCAAGGGCGATAGTTTCGTGGTTGTAACGAGCTGTCCATGCTTCTTGCGCATTGTCATAAGCGATGGCAGAGCCTTCGTTCTTAACAGGAGCAGCGGAGAAACCTGACAACTTTGTTTCTTCTTCAAATGAACGCTCAGAGGTCTCTGTTTCGTAGATCTCTTTGTGCTCTTCGCCGTAGCGAGCGTACTCAAGACCAAACAATGCGTTCAAACCAGGTAATAGCTCTTTTAGGAGCTGTGCACGAGAAATAGCCATTTATAGCTCCTTAAACGTAGTCATTACCCGTAGTACGGATAATTTGTGGGTTGTTTAACTTCACTACTACTTCAGTGAAGGCTGTTAGGCTTGTAGCTGTTTCTGGAACAACTGCAACTGCACGTAACGGCAAAGCAGCAGCGTTACCTAAACCAATTGTTGGAACAACAGCAGAAACTGCTGAATCACCAGTGGTTGAGGAACCTGTACCTTGACGAACTGCCAAGTTAATACCAACAACAGATGCGTTTGCGGTTGTTACTGTAGCGTTACCGCTGAAAGTAAGAGCAACTTTAAATGCAGCCATTGAATCGTCAACAACATAGGCAATAGCAGAAGAAGCGGCAGCATTACCTGGGTAATATTGAGCTTGAACTGTTTGACCTTGTGTATTAACGTACTGAACGCCCATAAATACGCCATAAGTTGCATTAGCTGCAGCAGTGGTCGCATCTGTGGTTACAGTTGATTTTTGAATATTGCCACCTGTGACCAGGACGATGTCACCGTTATAGATTGGAGTGTTATAAGTACTCGCAATCGGTAATTGACGTGTTGCGCCAGCATATGGCATAAAGTCAATACGGTTAATCGGCTGTAGGCCGTAGGGAGCAGAAACGGTTGGATAAGCCATTTATTTCTCCTAAAGATTAAAATTAACTACCTTTGCCAAAACTAGTCGAGGATTTGTTCTCTTTAAAGAGTGGCATCCTTGGGTCGCTTTGACGCATTAAATTATTATCTACAGCCTCTGTCTGAGACTCGCTCTGCTTGGCATAATGTGCATTACGCTGGGCGACGAACTCTTCTGGAGTTTTGCAAAGTAATAACCCGCCGATCTCAATATTGTCTTTATAGCGACTATTGGGGTCAACTAGCAGTTGAAACTTAGGTTGCTCTTCTATGCGAACAGGTTCCCAACCCTCTCTGAGTTTGGCAGAAAGGTTACGTGGATCGGCATTGTTTAACGTCGAAACACGAATCCAGCGATAAGCATACCCAGCCTGTTTGTCTGGCTCAGGGAGTAGTTCCGGTTGCTGCCACTGCTTAGGGCGCTCTGAAACTGCACGGGTAGATACTTCTCGGTCAATTCTTGCATTAGCCATTTTAGGCTCCTTCTAATTTTAAAAGTTCACGGACATACTGCTCATTGGTCAAACCTAGCCTTTTAGCTATTGCGACCTGGCTTGTTTTCAACTTAACCTGTTTGGAGGAGGTTGATCTCGTTGCCGGAGCTACGACCGTGGAGGGTTTGGCTTTAGGAGCTTCCTCCTTTGGCTTAGCCTCTACAACTTCAGCATCCCCAAAATTCTCTGGGAAACGCTTGCGAATTGTCTTGTCCAATATCGCATAATACTCATCAGATCCAACAAGAACACCTTGCTTTTTAAGTTTTTCATGTAAACCCAAAGCAGAGGCGGTCATTTCCTCATCTTGTCCAAACCAACCGTTGCGTTCCTGCCAATCAGCTAATTTAGTGTCAACACGAGGGGTTGAAGCCCTTTGTTCTTCTCTTTGTACAACAAAACTTTCTTCCTGTAAAGGGGCTGGCTGATAATTTTTTATTTTATCAATTTGTAGTGTTGCTTGAGCGATAGCTTGTTGTGCATCAATTAACTTATCAGTGTCGCCTGCATCATAGGCTTCTTTATAAGATTTTTTAGCCATCTCAAGCTGCAAATCCGCTGAATGTTGAGAAGCTGCAACGAAATCTTTTTGCCCTGAATTGAGCATCTCGCGCATTTTCTTGTTTTCATTCAACAACTTACTAGCAGCATCTATTGCTACTTGTTGTTCCCGTTCAGCAGAATCAGCGCGGCGACGTTCATCGTTCCACACCTTTTTAAGCTGTTTTAGCTTTTCTTTAGCTTCCTCAGAGTATTTGTCTAGCTCATCTACTTCTAGCTTTTCAACAATCTCTTTGGGCATTGGCTCTCTATTTCGATCTTCGGGCGGGGTATCGTCCTCAATCTCAATTTCAAAGCCTTCGTCTTCAGCTTCTGTAGTTTTTACTTCTGTTTCATCAGGAAACTTAAATTCTTCCTTTTCAAATTCTGGCATATAACCTCCTTAAATGAATTTACGACTAATACCGCGTGGGTCTTGGACCACTGCTTCTACGGAGTCATCGTTGATAATACGGAACTCACGACCGTGAATTACTAGTCGGGTACCGCAGTTTGGCCGAACTAAAATAAAATCGCCCTGTTTGCACCAAGGTCCCGTTGGGTAACGTTCCTTATCTGCATAGCACTCTGGGCCTAATTCAACTACAAATAAAACTGTAGTCAAAAGCTCATCGTGTCTTAGGGTTTCATCGGCTTTAGCAATTCCACTATCAAACTCCTTTTCAGCCTCTGGGATTGCGCAGAGAATTCTATAACCTGACGGTTTTGGGAGTTGTTTAGCTTTGTCTTCATTTGAGGCGGTAGATGAATAAACACCTACTATTTCTGGATTATTGGGGTTTGAGCCAATAAGGATTTCACTCATCAGAGTTCTCCATTTTTTGTTTAAGGTCTGTTATGTTTTGACGTGCCGTAAGTAGACCTTTAACCTCACCACACACTTTTTGGTATTCCGCATAGTCTTTTGCAACTCCGCTTCCTAACCAATCTTTAAGGTACTTCACCCTATCGTCTAGCTCTTGTACTAGAACGTCAGATGCGTCCATTATTTACCTTTCTTTTCCTCTGCTGCTGGTTTTTCTGACTTCTGCCTGTTTGTTTCGGCTTGTTGGGCACGATTTTTATTGGCTTCTGCGAGCTGGTGGGCTTGCTGCAATCCTTGGGCTAGAAGTTGTTTATCTTGCTTCTTAGAGTCATGCTCTTTGTCACTCTGGTATTTCATGAGGTCAATTGCTGCCTGTTTCTCATCTTTTTCAGCGTTAGCCATACTTTTAGCTACATCTACCTGAGTTTGCAGCATAAGACGCTTCTCTTCTAGGGCTAAACGCTGCTGGTCAAGCTGGATATCCGCCATGTCTTTTTGAGACTTGCGTTGTTGCTCCTGAGCTTTAATCTGCAGTTCTTGCATTTGCATCTGGATGATTGGGTCTTGCTGTTGCTGCTGTACCTGTTGCTGCGCGGCTTCCATAGAGTTTTGTTGTAACAACTGGGCTGCTGCTTGGGCCAACAACGGTGCTAAACGAGCTTCTACATCTGGTGGCATATTAATATCTTCACCATTCTCGTCATGCTGTGGAGGTAATTCCATGCCTAACTGCTTTTGAATCTCTACGCGGTACTGCATACCTAAGTGGTCGTTAACGTGAGACATCAATGCGGCTTCTAACTGCTGAGCTAATTGAGGCACGACTTTAACCAAAGCTTGGATCTTAGGATCTTTAGCCATAGACATATGAACCGCAATGTGAGCTGCGTGATCTTGGCTTATAAACGCTTTGACCGGTTTATTGCGGAGGATATTTTGGTTCTCGCTAACCGGGTCGGTTGGTTTTTGGTCTTCGTCCATAGGTACGAGCTTTTGCGCATCCTTAATCCCCAATACGTCGAGCATCTGCCTGTGGAGGAGTGGGAGGTTATAAAGCTGGGGTGCTGTCTGGGCCAGCTGAAGCGCTGCTTGGTACTGGACAATCTTTTGTGCCATTGTCGATGCATTTGGGTCGGAGACCGGTATGACATCAACGTTATCATAATCAGATTTCTTTGCGAGTCTCGAACCCTCATTAGGTTCATAGGTGTACTCCTCAGGTGTGTAGTCAGCAATGATTTTCTTAAGGAGCTTTAACTCCCGTTTCATTGAGTAGTGAATACGTGCCTGAACAGCAGACATAACCTTAAGGGTGCGCTCCAAAATTGCAAGGGTTGTACCCACGGGCGCCTGAGAGCTCATGTCACTAACTTGCATGTCAGCAGTGTTAGCAAATCTGCGACCTTCTTCTACGGATCGG